GCACCTACAGAGGTGTTGAAGCAAGTTGAACAAGCTGTGCGAAAAGAATTTCCCACTAAGTTTACCAACCCTAACAAGCAGAATGCTCCTGATGTTGAGCAAAGCCGTGGTAGTGGTAGTAAGCCTACTGGTAAGGAAAGCGACTCGTTCATGAATGAACAAGAGCGCAAAGTTATGAATGATTTAGTTCGTTCAGGTCTTCTGACCAAAGAGAAATACATTGCTGACCTCAAGGCCGTCAAGGGCCTAAAGTAAGGAGAACAACATGGCAAGAACCCCAAGTGTGGCAAGTGCCCGCCCCCAACGTGCCTCTCTAGGCAAGCGTGATCGTCTTTCTATTAAGAACAAGGAAGATGGTTTTGTATACCGAATTGTAAACGATGTAGATGATCGTGTTGAACAACTGAAGGGTGTGGGCTATGAAACCTGCACTACAGAACAAGTTGGTGCAATTGGTAACAAGCGTGTTGACAATACAAGTTCTTTAGGCTCTGTTGCTCATTTCTCTGTTGGACAAGGTACTAAGGCAATTGTTATGCGCATTCCAAAAGAATGGTATGATGAAGACCAGAAAACTAAACAGCAAGAAATTGATGCAATTGAGGCTTCGATGAAAAGCGATGCCCGTAAAGCTGCCGATTATGGTAAGCTAGAAATGTCATAAAAACATTGGGCCTTGCTTATTTTTTAATGTAATGAAAGGAATAAGCCAATGGCTAACACTTCTAAAATTAATGGCTTTAAGCCCGTAAAGCACATCACTGGTGCGCCTTACAACGGCCAAGCCAACCTGTATGAGGTTTCCTCAAGCGATTCAGTTCCTGTATTCGTGGGTGACCTTGTTAAACTCTCTACTAATGCATCCACCTCTGGTGTTCCCTGTGTACAAGCGGTTGTGGGTGCCTCCGCTCAAATTGCTGCTGGACCTATTCTTGGTTCTGTTGTTGGCATTCTAAATGCCAAAATGGATCCTCTGGATGGCAACATGACTGCTGGTAGTATTGCTCTCGATACCCCCCAGTATCGTGTTGCTTCAACCAAGCAGTTTGTCCTTGTGGCCGATGCGCCTGATCTTATTTATGAAGCCGAGGCCGATGCTGCTGTTACTCTAGCAAACATTGGTTTTAACGTAGGTGTAGGTGCTTCTGCACACACTACGCCCCTATTAAACGGCGTATCGCCTATGTATGTTTATTCAACTACAACCCCTGATGCTACCTCTACTCGTCCGCTACAGATTGTGGGTGTTGTAAAACGTGCAGATAATGAAAGTAATGCTGCCTTCAATAAACTGCTTGTTCGTGTAAACGTACATACTTATGGCAGTGTTGGTGTTGCTGGTGTTTAAGGAGAATAATAAATGAGTGGCGTAATTACTACCTCTAGTTTTGCAAAAAGCCTATGGCCTGGTGTTAACACTTGGTTCGGTCAGGCATATGCGGAATACCCAGTAGAATGGGACAAGCTGTTTGAAAAGAATACCAGTCGTCGTGCTTTTGAAGAGGACGTTGGTACTTCAGGTCTAGGTCTTGCTGTTGTTAAGGACCAAGCAGGTTCAATTACCTATGACAGCATGCGTCAAGGTTTTACCTCACGGTACAACCATGTGACCTATGGTCTAGGTTTCATTGTAACTCGTGAAGCTTTTGATGATGACCAGTATGACATTGTTGCTAAGAAAAAGGCCCAAAGCCTTGCCTTCTCAATGCGTCAAACTAAGGAAATCATTGCGGCTAACGTGTACAATCGTGCATTCAACACCAGCTATCTTGGTGGTGACGGTGCGACCCTAATTGCGTGTGCGGCTGGTGGCTCTGCCTCAGCTCCTAACGTAACGGGTGGTACCTATACCAACGGTCCTTCGGCTGCTGTTGACCTGTCAGAAGCTGCTCTTGAGCAGGCTTGTATTGACATTGCTGGTTTCACCAATGACCGTGGTTTGAAGATTGCTGTTCGCCCACGTAAGCTAGTTATTCCTAAGGAACTGATGTTTGAAGCCAATCGTATTCTCAAGACCGATGGTCGTGTGGGTACTGATCTAAACGACATTAACGCTGTTAAGACAATGGGCATGATCCCTGAAATCGTGGTTAACCATTATCTAACTGACACCAGCAACGATGCTTGGTACATCCTAACTGACGTTCGTGATGGTCTAAAGTATTTTGAGCGGCGTGCAGATGAGTTCACTATGGACGAGGACTTTGACACTGAGAATGCCAAGTACAAGGCCACCGCTCGTTACAGCTTTGGCTGGACCGACCGTCGTGCCATCTACGGCAGCCCAGGCGCCTAAGTATTAAGGAGAGAATATGAGTTATACTAACCCCACTCTCTCCTATCCCAAGCGTCGTACTACGCA